GACGACATGGGAGCCGAAACACCCTTGCCGGTTAAGTTTTGGTGACGGTCCTCCTGAACCACATCAGGAACTCAAACAACAACTTTTGTAGCAGCGCCACAGGTGCGCGCATTCGTGCGCATAGACCATCACCAGCAACCGGCCCGCACTGGGTCAGAGGAGGAGTTAAGAATTGAAACGTCGTAAGCAGTCGGCAGCATCCGCAGTTATTGAGGCATCTTTACAACTCGCGCAGGAATACGCTCGGCTCATCGAAGCCAGTCAACAAAACGAAGGCAACGACCAGCCAGCCATGGACGGCCAACGGATCACGGACAGCACGCAATCGGTCGTGACCCGTTGAGTAACGAGCTGGCAGCAATAAAACGCAACACGTTAAAGAAGCACATAGAGCAAGCATACGACGCATACAAGCGGAAAGAGCCCGGCAGCGCCGATAACCTTTTCGAGGCTGTGCGTGCCCTCGCCTATGTCAAGGTCCATCACCTAGAATATGACTTCAAAAAATTTGGGAGTGCAGAGACCGCCGATGATTGGGCGCAGGACATCTGCGTTAGTGTGTGGAGCAATCTTGATAAATTTGTAGGCACACCGAGTCAATTTTATTCATGGGTTCACAAGATTGCGTTCAATCAAGCGACCGACGCTTTCACAAAGCTATATGAAGCGCAGCAAATAATGACCGGCTTGACGGTCCCTGCAAGACATAATGACAGCGTGGACGGTGACGAGGAAGACAACCCCGAGTTGTTTCGAGAGGGTGGATACGATGGTGGTGGCATCGGCATACCAAAGAGTGTGACCGGCACCGACCGCAACATTTGTCTGTTAATCAGAGATGGCAGGAGCTATGCGGAAGTGGCCGAAGAGCTGGCGGGAATGACAGAAGAGGGCGTCAAGCAGCGAGTGAAGCGGTTGAAAAAGAGACTGCAAACTGAAAGGGCGGCTTGACTATGCCCATCAAATACACAACACTCCCGTGGCACAAGATGCCCAATCACATCATGACTGATTCGTCAGACGTGACCAAACCTGGATTCTTCGCAGACCTCAGTCTGCTGGAGTGGCGTCTGCTCCTGGTCCTGCAATGGCAAACCAACAATGGTAAGCGTGTGGAGATCACAAACAGAGAACTGATGGACTTCGCAAAGATGAGCAGGGACCAGTTACGCCAAACCCGAGCCAAGTTGACGGAAGATAGGAAGCTCTTCAAAGCGACAAAGGTAAACAAGCACGGGACGAGCTATGCCTATGAAGAGGCCATCGGCGCAAACGGACTGACGGCGACTGGTAAACATACTAAAAACAACGACACCACTGGTCACCGGCGCAAGTCAAAAGAGCCTGACGACACCGAGGAAAAGGATGTCAGCGAACCCAAAATGCCACGGCCCGCTAACACCTAGACAGTCTAGGTATCAAGACGTTACTGCATATGTTTTATATGCGCTCCCGCATATGTTTTATATGCAGTAGCGTCTTGAAGTCTGTGTCTAACGTATTGTTTCTAAAGGTTCGCGCGATAGGCCCCTAGATTTTGCTCTAGAGAGAATAAAACAGTATTTGTGAAGAGTAATTGTAAAGCACCAAACTCTAAAAACACTATTAACAGTTTTGTATACAGACGCGCGTGCGCGCGCGAGGGCACGAGGAGTTTTTCGTTTTTGTAAAGAGGGTCTTTGATTTTTGTAAATTGCGCAATGAAGAGCAGGGCGTAAGCAACGGTTCTTCACAGATTCGGGGGCCGGATTTTCTGCATAGTGTGCAGTGATGTTTACTTATCAGTTAATACAGGGCAATCACCGCTGGTATTGCACCCGCGAAGTTGAGACCAAACGAGTCTGTACGCGAGAGGGACAACCTGCCTATGTGCTAGAATGCCGCGACCTGAAAATAAATATGCCTGCGTGACACTTCTCGCCTTTTTTTTCGGTTTATAAGATTGCAGGGATATGGTGAGCGCGTTGCACTCCCAGTCTTTGAACCATCACCCAAGCACCAGCCCCATTCAATCAATGGCAGCAAGCTGCCCCCAGCCCGTGTGTCCAAGGAGGACTCCACCATGCAGAAAGCAATCGTAGCGGCCTTGTTGGTCACAGTGCCTCAGGCAGCAATAGCATTACAAGTCTCAGAGCGTACCATCTTCAATCTCATCGCCAAAGGTGCGCTGCAAAGTGTGCAGATTGCAGGCACCCGCCGCATTAACTTGAACGAGCTTAAACGTATTGCCACTGAGGGCACAGTTGAGCGCACGCGTCGTGTAGGACGGCCCCGGAAGATTAAGACAGCAGAGATGCAGGCAGCGGCATGAGATTCGACACAGCAACACACGAGGGCTTAATCCTTTTGGGCGGTGACAAGCGCAAAGGGTTGTGGGCATCAAGCACCATCCTTAAATCCAGCAAAACTGTGAGACAGGCTGGACAACTACCAACATCAGCAAGTGGGCACACACTAGAACTCGTCGCCCTGGCCAGTGCGTTGCGGTCTATTTCAAATTCTCAGGTGAGCTTCCTAATGCAGAATGCGCCCTCTTCTGTGACCAAACCGCGATTATTGATTATGAGTGCAGACAAGACATTTTCCGATGCGCTACGAGCAATGATGACACGTGACGCCGTGACCCTGGCAGCGAAACCACTTAAGGCAGGACGTAATTTCTTATCAATGGTTGCACGCGAGATTGGTCGATTTGAACTGACTCTTCAAACCGACATTGGTGAAGATCAATCAATCGCGAATTTGAGCATATGGGCACACGAACGGATTCTCTCCCCAAAGACGGTGGGCAGCATTGCACAGGCGTTACGTCCGACTGCCATTTCGCAACTACTTTGATATTAGATTGATGGGGGACATGTGCGCGATTCTAGTCTCGTCGCGTTAGATAGCCCATCCTTTGAACATAGGGCAGAATCGCTTACGCTTCGGTGGTTCTGCCGTTCAGAGTTTCAGTATTGATATTGTTCGCTGCACTACGCATGTCCTGATGTTTCTACTTTCGACACGGGCGCTCATGGCGAACGATAAGTGAGTTGACATAGTTTCCGTCATTGTTTTCTGTGTCAACTCACTCCTCATTAGAAGAGATTCGTGTCGATTCGACCGGCGCGATGGTCACGCGTGCACGCTCTCACGTGTGGCATGTAGAACGACAACGGACTGAGGGTGTGTGTCACGGGTATGGTCGCGTCCCTCGGTCCGTTGGTTCATCGAACCACAAAACAGATTAGGAGAATTCTATATGTCCAAGGATACAGTCACGTGCAAGGTCACTGGCCTTGCTGGCGTCTCTGAGGGATTGCTTGGCCTCGAACAGAAGATAGCCCGCAACCTGCTCCGCAAGGCGCTCAAGAATGTTGGAACATTTTGGGTTGACGCGGTGAAGAGTCATGTGCCGGTTCTTGACGGCGATCTTAGAGACTCAATAGCAGCAAAGGTCACAACTCGCAAAGGCAAGGCGAAGACGGGCGGCCTCCCTGTTGGGAGCGTTACCGTTGGCCCGTCCTTTATCGCACGTTCAGATGGGAAGAACAGTGTGGGACCGGGAGTCTACGGGATGTTCGTTGAGTTTGGTCTAAAGAACAAGAAGAAATATAAGAAGCATGCGTTTCTCAGACCAACCTTTGACAGCACTAAAGAAACCGTGGTCGATGTGTTTGCCGACACCCTGCGCAACGGCCTGGCGGATGCGCTCAAGAATGACTGACCAATTCAGTGATTCCGCTAACTCTATTGCTTACAAGGGGATAGGGGGTGTTAGAGATTTTTGTGTTCAGGTTGCTTCGGACCGTCGCCCAATCACCAGCACACCGCCGCGAAATGAAATGTTCACCCCCTGAACAGGTTTTTTGATTTCATCAACAATAAACCCTGCCTAAATTCACCTAAATGAACGTTTAATCGACACTTACCCCAAGAGGAGAGAAATGAAGCAGCAGAAAGGCTCCCAGAGCCCGAAGAGAGAACTGCGCGTCACTGGCACACCACAAAGATTCGAGATTCGCAAGAATGCTGACGGTAGTCAAACTATTGCAGGTTACGCGGTGAGGTTTAACTCACTCTCGCTGGACCTCGGTGGCTTTGTGGAGAAAATTGCACCTGGTGCGTTCACACAAAGTTTGAAGGATCACAGCGACGTGCAAATCCTGTACGCGCACGATGACTCCAAGATATTGGGCCGTGTGTCTAGTGGAACCGCAACAGTCACACAGGATGACGATGGCGTGCAATTCACTTGCAAGCTGCCAGACACGAGCACGGCCCGTGACCTCATCGCACTGATGGAGAGAAATGACCTGTCGCAAATGAGTTTTGGGTTCTCAGTGGTGCCGAATGGAGATGACTGGCAAGATGTAGACGGTCAGATCATCCGCACCGTGAACACGGCCATTCTTTATGAGCTATCGGTTGTAGGCAATCCCGCGTACACGGAATCAAGTGTGAGCCTGAGAAGCTGCCCTGTCACTCTTCGTTCAAAGATAAAGGCAGAAGACATCGACCCTGACGATGACGATGACGACGACCTGGATGACCCCGACGACCTGGACGACGAAGAAGATGACGAAGAGACGCGGTGCGACTGCGATTGTCCCGAGTGTGTTGATGGTGACTGTACCGATTGCAGTGATCCTGAATGTGATGATCCAGATTGTGAAGGTTGTTCTAGCCCTATGCAGGACGACTCCCGCGCTGACAAGATGCGAGTCCGCAGTCTCTTCGCACATCGCATGATCTACAAGTTTAAAAAGTAAAGTTTTGAATGTAACAAGAGACAAACCAGTCCAGTTACTTCTCAAGGGTCACAGCCTGCTAACTAGGCTCTGACCCTTT